ACCCAAAGTAACAACACCTAATAAACCTGTTAATACACTTTTTAGATTTCGTATAATCATTCCAAATGCTGTTAATTGTTTTCCTGACTTTGTAGTGGTTATTCCTAATGCTATAAATCCACCTTGCACACTAGCCAATACTTTAAGCATTTTATTAACACCGAATACGGATAATAATAATCCACCGACGTATACTAAATTTTCTAATCCTTTAAATAAGTCTGATGTAGATATATTGTTGATAGCATCAGCAACTGCAATTAAGGCGGCACTTAAACCATCAAATGCGCCTGTTTCTTCATTGACTTTACCTAACAATCCTGTTATAGCACCCCTTATTTGTTCAAATGCTTCACTAATTGTAGCATTCGTTTTGTCAAAAGAGTCATTTACACTATCGGCCATTATCTGTGTAGCATCAGCCATTAGATCTGCTGTTAACACACCTTCTTCTGCTAATTTACGCAACTCACCACGTGTTACGCCCAGTATCTTAGCAAATTCACCCATGAACTTACTGTTTGTTTCATTAATGCTGTTAAATTCATCACCACGTAAGACACCTGATGCTAATGCTTGGCCGAACTGGACCATGGCTCCAGCCGCCGCACCTGTTTCAGCACCTGATATCTTAAGGGTCTTACTGAATGTTTCTGTAATAGTTGCTACTTGACTTTGTTTTAGTCCTAAGTCTTCAGAAGCGATGGTCAGAGACGCATATAGGTCACCTGTTGCGGCTAATGAACTTCGTGTACTTTGTGCTATACTGGCAACGTCTTTTTGTGCCTGATTATATGCATCACTACTTGCCGTAACAGCCAATAATCTGTTGTTTAAATTTTGAAATACGTTTGCTAAATCCAATGTGGCTTTAATTGCGGCCGCACTTGCTAGGGCTTTTATAGCCGTACCTAGTCGGTCTACACTCTTTTCTGCCTTTCTTGTATCTAACTGTAATGACGCTCTTATGTCTGCCATTGTTACTCCTATATTCTTTTAAATTTCTTAGTAATTGTGTTTTCTAAGAAATTCAAAGAAGGTTTTGTAAACCCTTTAGGTGATTGTTTACTCCAACCACTGTCTAACCTACCTGCGTAATCGTAATTTGAATTTATACTGTTACGACTTTTGTTAAATTTTGTTTTATTTCTAGCATTACCACCTTTCCTAGGTGTTTCCTTTTTATAGTAATTATATGTATCCTGCATAGATGTAGATATGGCCTTGTCTATATCATTTTGCAAACGTTTTAAATCTGCTTTATTTAATTTCATGCCTTTAGCCATTTCTACTATCCTTAAAATCCTTCATCATTTTTGTTAAATCATTAGGGTCAAACATTTCATTAGGGTCTTTACTAGTTGCTTTTTTATCTAACCAGTTCCTGTAAGACACCGCTATATCATACACTTGTAAATCAAATGTACTGCCCTTGTCTAATACTTCACTTGGTAATTTTCCATATCGTTCACCAAGTGCATCTATCATTAATGCCGTTTGTGTTTCAGGTGTCTTTTCATCTACAGAACTGCCTGTTACTTTCCCAATTGCTTTACTACTTCATTAACACATTTGACTAGAATACTGTTTGGTAACAATTCTCCATCAGTCATTATCTTTTCACCTGCTTCATCCAGAATCATATCACTGCAGAAATCTATCATTTCTCCATAATTTTGATCTTCTTGGCTTGTTACTGAAAATTTAACGAATTCTGCTAATGGTTGTTTGTCGTAAACATAGAATTCTAGTGGTTCATTGTATTCTTTAATGATATCTTCATCATCTAATACAATTTTACTTAATTGTGGTTTTGTTGCTAATTCTTTTAATTTCATATCTTTATTCCTTTATATCTCTATTATTTAAATGTTGTATAGCACTACTTACGAATGCCATCCTGTTTGATGCTTTTTCAACATCTGCTTTAGCACATCTTATTTCATTCTGTGCTTTCGCTATCTCCATCTCCATCGACTTCAGTATCTCCTTCGTCGTGTGATTGCTCCATATCTTCATGTTTTTCTTCCTGTATATCTATATTTATCTGTTTTTTAGATTTTTTGCTTGGTAACTTTATACCATGTTGTTTTGCATATTCATATACATCATGTTCTTCACCGCCTATCTTAAATTTAAAATCTGCAGGCCCATGATAATTGCCTTCTGCATCAAAATATCTATGTATTTTTGCTATTTTCATTGTGTTCCTCTTAAAAAATAACACCCCCAAATAAATGAGGGTGCTAATTGTTTAATTGTTAAACAGTTGCTTTACTAAGCTCGCCATTAACGGTAATTTCTAAAGGTGAAATCCATACGGCTTGATCAATAGACGCCGAAGCGGCTATTCCACCGATAAATCCTTTACCTTTAAGATAGTAATCACCACCATCTGCGCCTTCAAATGCAATAGTAAAGAACGTTTCTGTTTTGTTCTTACTAGTGTCAAATAAACCGGAATCTGCTGTGAGGTTTAACCCACCTGCACTTGCTAATCCGAAGAATGTTTCTTCGTCTATTAGCATGTTTCCAGAAATACTATTTTCGTTTACAGTTGTGAAAGCACTAGAACTTGTAGAATCCAACGTTGAATATCTAACTGTTCCAGGACTTGCATTAACTGTTACGTCTTGCATGAAAGGTATTACCATTCCGTTAGTTGCACCGGGTAGGCTTAACGCCTCGGTGTTTCCTAATGTAAGGATCGCTTGAGCACCTGCTGTTACATTTATTACTGCCATTATATTTCTCCTATATGGTTGTAAATGTATACTCGAAAGTATATGTTATTACGTCGTCCGCTATTTCAGTCTCATATGACTTTGATACTTCTACAGTACTACTAATCACATCTCCTGCTAATAAAAGATTAGCAATAACGGTGTCAATATTATTAAATTGTTCTTTGGCATCTGTGGCCACGTAGGAATTAATTGTGGTAGTTGTTTGTTCAACATTACCACTATCTAAAGTTACATATAATGTTTCTTTAGTTATTTCCTGCTCGTCCACGTATACGGTATTCATATTAGTCGAATATAGTGGATTACCGCCCTGAATGAACGGTAATTCACTGTTGATCGATATATTAGATTGTCCAGATAAATTTGTAGTAATCTGAGATATTAAATCGCTTCTTACTGACATTATCTTACCTGTACCACACTACTACGTGATCTTGTTCGTCTAGTACGTTGCATGGTAACTGCTTTTTCGCTGTCATCCACTGTACCTGAATTATCTGCATCATACCAGTCTGCAATCGCTATCAACTCTTGGAAGATATCATTAAATTTTGCATTGTAGTATGTAATTTTAGCAACCTCTGGTGATTCTTCGTTACCGAATTCCGCAAAAAGCGGAAATAAGTATTCTCCGAAACAATAATATACACACATGTCTGTAAATTGTTGACGTCTCTCTAATGCGTTGCCAGGGTCTATAAGACTTGGGTTTACATTAGGTCGATTGTTTAAGTCAAACGAATTACCTACATAGTAATTATATTGTTGCCACCAGGAACTTGCCTTAATTTTTAACAGTATTCTTTGTGTACTCTTTTTCAACATATCTTCAACAAAATCTTCAGTACTGACAAAGCCTGACTCTGCCGGTATCTTTAGATTGTTTGCTTCAAATATACGTTGATCTTTTTGTACTACATCAGTGTATTCTGCAAAAGATACTACATTACCACCGCCGTCTGTTAAAAATGCCATAGTCAATTCCTCTTATTAGGCTACTGTTGGTAAGTTATTACTTCTGTACAATGTAGTACCAGAAACCATTGCCAACGCCGCATTTCTCAATGCATTGTTACCTAGGTCACTTAGTGAACTAACTGTTGTACCACCAACACCTGCGATTTGCTTATTAATTGCAAGTTCAAAAGCAGGGTCAATTAATCCAATATACATTCCGTCCGAACCCACAGGGGCATTGACTGAGCGTAAATTTGCCACACTAGATGCTATGGCTTCGATATTTGCTGTGTCGTAACCAGATCCTAATGATGCTGAATGAATTGTTCTACCAAAGTTACTTCTTAGTGCTGTAAAGCCGTTTCTGACTGTTGCTCTAAATTCATGTGTATCTTTGTTAGGGTTGTACCATACTTTAACAACTGGTTCTCTTTTAGCCGCATAAGCAAGTGCTTCTGGGGACATAACAAAGTTCGCGATTAAAGCCGCGTTAACAGTTGCGTTAGCACCGATAACACCGTCGTTACCTGTGAATGATGTTTTACATTGTGTTAAACCTGCGATATCTGTTGATTGAGCGATACCACCTGAAAGTCTTGATAAAACACCGTTTCTGACCATGTCAAATCCGCCGTCTTCTAAAGATTCTTCAGTTACGTCTACGCCTAATCCACGTTTTGTGAATGTTACGTTAGCCGCTTGAGGGATAAGGTTGCTTTCTGCACCTGCTGTGGTGATAATTGGGTCACCTTCAGGGATACTTACAGCATTATCATATGTGTTCATTAGAGGGAATCTTACTTGATCACCTGTTGAACCACTTACGTTAAGTGAGTTAAGAATTATCTGCTGATTAGGTAACAAGACTGCGTCCATGTAATAAGGGACTAGATCCTGCACTATATCTGCATATAACTGCTCAACATTTGTACTTGTTGTTGCTGACATTATTTTTCTCCTATAAAGTCATTGTTATATTATTTTCCCATACTTTTAAGTTCTGCCTTTACCATTGAATCGGTAATTTGACTTCTGCTTAAAGTAGGCTGATACTGACGTATTCTCATATACGCCGATCTGTAGTCAGTATTGTCAGTCAATTTAACATCGTCAACTGGGCCACTAGTGCTTTTGTTAACGGCTGTATTTGTTGTCTCACCATACTGTAAATCAACACCCTTCTTACCAAATGATAAACCTAATTTGTCTTTACCTACAATTTCAACTGCTTTAGCATAATCTGGTGTTTCACCATCTACTGTTAAAAAATCGTTTCCGTCTCTTATAGCAAATGTGTCACCTTCTACTGCTAACATGTTATCTGCTTTCATTAATTTGACTACAGACTCCTTTTGTTGTGCTGACCAATTGCTTGGCATAGCATTTTGTAGTTGACTCATATGATCTTTCAATAATAAGTCTGTCTTAAGAGAAGTTACCTGTTGTTTAAGTTCTTCTACTGTGGCCTCACGTTTTTTAACTGCATCACGCAGGGAATTAACGTTTAGACTTTCACCTTCATTAGGATTAACCTCTTGAAGTGTAGAAACAACTTGTTTCACTTGGTCTATGCTATCTACATTTAGTTCATTAAGCATTTGCTTTTGTACTTCATGTTTAGCATTAGCACTTATTTTGCTGACATCATCTCGTGTATAATGACGAATTCCGTCAACAAATAATTTACCTTCTCTCATTTCAACACTTGGTGTTGTGTTTTCAGATTTTGTATCAGTTGAAGTAGATTGCTCTACTGCTTCTGATTGTGCGGTATCTGTTACCGATTCAACGTTTTCGGGTTGAACAGCCGTTTCGTTAGATGATTCCATCTCTTTTCTCCTGTTTATCGTAGAAGTAAACGTATTACTTCGGGGTTACCCCCTACCTTAATGCCCTTACAGGCTATTATTACTATAAGTTGAATCGATTAACTGTTGTAGCCTTTCTTTCAACTTTGTTTTTAAATCTTCTTTAAATTGTGGCTCTTCGTGCATTTCTTCGCCGGTAGCCATCTCTATTCTTAGTTCGTATTCTTCATGTGTTGCAAACGGCATATATGTTACTAAGCCGTCTTCACGTGTGTGACTATGAGTACCCGTTCCGCCCAATCTCTGGGCCTCTGCTTCTGCTTCTGCTTCTGTGGTATAGTCACGTATAGTATACTCTACTGAGTCAACATGGAACACACTATTGTATCTCTCGTATGCGTCTAATAAAGTATTCATTTCTTTAATTTCGTACTCTAATCCTTTTTGACTGTATAATCTGTTGTAACTGATAGTTAAATCATCTGGCATTGCTTCATCTTGCCAATCAAAGAAGATTTGCCATAAGTTATATTCTGCATTTTCTAATGCTGTTGCTTTCTTACGAATAAATGCTTCTAATTTACTATCATATTGTTCTATTTGCACACCGCTTCTACTTGCTTTAATTAGTTCTTCTGATCTAATCATAGCAATTTCGTTCATTTTGGCAATCTTTTGGTCCATTATTGCTCTTATTTCCGATACACTATCTAATGTTGGTGAAACAAAAGAATATGTAAAGTTAGGTTGCCCGTCGAGACTTTGGCCAGTTATAATGACTGAACCGGGCTCTGCTCCAACACTATTTCCATTACGGTTTAGTGTATCCTCATCAACGATATTCACTGGATGTGCACCATATGATATGCAAGAATAAATCTCGCCCATATCACTGTAAACACTTCGTTGAATTTGAGCAATATCAAAGAGTGGCGTATGACCGATGCCGTTTTGTATAGGCGTACTTTGATACACGGGTCTTACAGGAATGTATCCTAGAGGATTCTCTTGGGAAATTCTGTAAAACATAGAATCATCGTCTTCATGCTTTTCTGCACCTTCCGGTACTTCAAACGTAAGATCTTCTTCATCTACTAGTGGTTTAAAAATAGTATCCATAGTGTCTGCTGTTATGTACTGATATACTTCCATATCAGGCTCACTGGATATTCTAATTATAATTCTGTTAAGTTCTAAGTCACCTTCTGCGTTATATGTATAACTCCAGTTAGTAACATCTGTTGGTTTATGCATTCTCCATTTAGGCACATTTGAACCTGCTGACTTGATGCAACTTACCCATACAACACCAAATGTTGTTGTATATGTGTCTACCATACTCATAAATTCATTTAGACTCTGGCCTGTGCCATCAGCATTACTTAAGAATGAATTTACTTCTGGTGTGTCTGGTACATTTCTGCTGGGAGGTGATCTGAACAATATTGCATTGTATTCAGATATGTACAATCTACTATAAGGGAATACCGGAACGTTCTGCAACTTTT